TCAACGCGACTCTAACGGGGGCCGCCGCGGCCTATAAAGAGCTGGCGGCGCAGGCAAACCCGGGAACGGTGGCTGGGATGATTAAAGGCGAGACCATTGAGGAGATAAAGGAATCGGTGGAAAACGCCAGGGCGCTGGTGGAAAAGGTAAAGCAGGAAATCGGCGCGGAGAACAACCTGATAAAGGTGCCGGCAGGCGCGCCGCAGCGCACGGCTCCCGACCTTTCGACTTTATCTCCCAGGGAGAAAATAAAGTACGGCATGGAGGGCGGATAACGAATAACAAAGTTTACATAACACCCTAACGAATAAAAACGAATCAGCTATAAGTCAAAGCTAAGACCACAAAAAAAATTTTCCGAAAACGGATAAAACGAATACTTATAACAGGAGGTAAATCAAAATGGCTTTAACACTGGCAGAGGCAGCCAAGCTTTCCAATGATATGTTGATGCAGGGGGTGGTGGAAACCATCGTCAAGGACTCCCCGGTGCTGCAGAGGCTGCCGTTCATAGAAATCGTGGGCAACGGGCTTACCTATAACCAGGAAAAGACCCTGCCGGATATCGACTTTTACGATGTGGGCGATACCTGGACGGAGTCCACGCCTACCTTCGAGCAGCTGACGGCAAACCTGAAAATCATGGGCGGCGACGCCGACGTGGACAACTTCCTCAAGTCCACGCGCAGCAATATCCAGGACCTTGAGGCGGCGGTTATCGAACTAAAGGCAAAAGCGCTGCGGGACAGGTTCGAGGAGATATTCATCTACGGTGATGCCGTAGTCAACGCTAAAAAGTTCAACGGGTTGAGGAAATTAATTGACACCGGCACGGCCGGCGAGCAGGTCATTGCCATGGACGATGACGGCGCTCCTCTTACGATGGCCAAGCTCGACGAACTCATCGACGCGGTGAAAGGCGGCAAGCCGGACATTCTCCTGATGAGCCGGCGCTCAAGACGCAAGATAAACAACCTGGTACGGGCGGCGGGAGGCATGACCGAGACCGACCGTGACCAGTGGGGCAATTTCGTTCAGCTGTGGGACAGTGTGCCCATCGGCGTCAACGACTGGATACTCGATACTCATGTGCTGACCGACGGCGTGGAGACGGCCACCGCCGGCGGCGACTGCTCTACTATTTACGCGTTGCAGTTCGGAGAAGGGGCGCTCTGCGGCCTGACCAGTCCGGGGCAACTGCAGGTGGAGCCGGTAGGCGCGCTGGAGAATAAGGATGCCACGAGGACACGCGTCAAGTGGTACGTGTCGCTGGCGCTGTTCAGCTCCATTAAAGCGGCAGCCCTTATCGGCGTTCAGGACTAGAAAAATCTTAAAAAATTAAAAGGATGTCATTCTGAGGGAGCGTAGCGACCGTGAGAATCCACACTGGAAAGGCGTAACGGATCCTTCGCTTCGCTCAGGATGACAGAAAAGAACGGGAGGAAACGATGAATAAACATGATACTGCCAGATGGCGATGCCGGTTCCTGTTAAGCAAGTACCGTGAGGACGCCGGAATGTATAAAGACGGCGAGTTCCAGCAGTTCTGCAAACCGTACGAGGTCGTCTATGGAGAAGGAAATTGCCTGCTCAACAGCGGCATTGACGAGATGTGGGACTTAATCTGCGGGGATTCCGCCAACCACTTCAATGAGGCCGGGGCGCAGATAGGCGTGGGAGACAGCACCACGGAAGCTGATGCTACACAGACCGACCTGCAGGCAGCCACAAACAAGACCTACAAGGGCATGGACGGCGGCTACCCGACATCGACGGAGCAGAAGGTTACTTTCAAGGCAAGTTTTGGACCGAGTGAGGCCAACTACACCTGGAACGAGTGGGTGGTCAAGCAGGCGACTAGCGGGAAATGCCTGAACCGCAAGGTGGAAAGCCTGGGGACAAAAACGGGCGGCACCTGGACGCTGCAGGTGGAGATAACGCTGGCATAAGGACGGAAAATGGCAATTACGAAATCACGTAAGGTTAATAAGAAAGTCACCGACCCGGTGCTGCTGGCGGAACTGGGGAGGCAGGGTATCGATAGCGAATACGTGGAGTTGACGGCTGATTACGGCAGGGTAATAAAGAGTAAAAGCAGCCCCTGCGCCAGGTTCTACCGGGATTTAAGGTCGGACAAGCGGTTTGCGGTTATCTCCCAATTACCGATGGCGGATACCGACGGTAAAATTATCGAGGCTGCCTGGGCATACGATGAAAACCGGGAGGTATGGCATTCAAGGCTAAACCTGTTCAGCGCCGTCGTTGCGGGTAATTCGGTTAAGCTGATATGCCTTTCAGACCAGCCTGACGGAAAGAAAGAGAATGACATCTTAACGTTCCGGCCGCAGTTATTCCTCAACGGCATTGAGTTAAAACCGAAGAGTGTTCAACCCGACTGGCTGGAAATCGACCCGGAGAATGAAAATTATCACCAGAACGTGCTCCAGTGGGACTACGGAATCTGTGTAAGAAGGCTAAGAATTATCGAGGGAAGACTGCTGGGCTCGTGGATATTCCGGGAAAATCCTGCAGGCGAAGTAAAAATAAAGTATAACCAGTCGGGTGATTTCAGGCTGAAGCTGGGTCCGTACGCCGTTTCCGATGATGAAGAACTGGTCACCAAAGGGCAGTTTGAAAGTAACGTGTATCCCTTAACCGTAAGCGACAGCGCTACGTTTTATTCAAGTTCGAGGGATGGGGGAATCAGGAACAGTGGCACTACCTATTCTATAGTTCAATCAGCAGCCACTGGTACCGAAGTCAGCGCAGGGGCAACCACTTATTATACTCAAAATGCATTGTCAGGTGGCATTTATTATGTGTCGAGGATATTTTTGCCATTCGACACGTCAACTTTGCCGGATGCTGTGATAATATCCTCAGCCACGTTGGGAATATACGGTACCGTCGTCAATGCCGAGGGTAACCCGGGACATACCGACCTTAAACTATACGAGGGAACTCAAGACGAGCCGATTACCCTGGCGGATTTTGACTCTTTTAACAGCACTTTGCTAACGGATGACGCCTCCCCCTGGGAATATCCATTATCAAGCAGTGGCTACAGCACAGTCTCACTCAATGCCGCTGGTATCGCGCTGATTAATAAGGCAGGGGTAACCAAGTACTGTATAAGACAAAGCGGTGATGTGAATGCATCGCAGCCGACTACGCAAAATTACGCCGAAATTTATCTGTATGAAAAAGGCGCTGGCTATAAGCCCAAGCTGGTGGTTACCTATACGGAAGGAGAGGTTAAAAATTCTTCCGATAACGGCAGCGGAGTGGAATCGATAATTTTAAGGGAGTTGGGGATTGCTGAAGCGGGTAACGGCATTGAACAGAGTCAAACGACCGCGGTCATTTTTGCTGATGACGCAGGCAGCGGTTCGGAAATCGGGGGGCTGCTTAAAAGTCTTTACGGCCAGGACGAGGGAAGCGGACTTGATAGTATCAGGATTTTGACAAGTAAGGCAGGACACGATTTAAGATTGCACAGTCATCAGGGGCAAGTAGGCATACCGCACAAGGAGGTTAGATTATGAATTTAACAGAAATGATAGCACTGGTCAGGCAGGACCTGCATGATGAAGATGAAACGAATTACCGGTGGACGGACGGTGAACTCACCCGACACATTAACAGGGCGGTGGGGGAGTTATCCGAGAGCCTGCCGCTGCCGGCAAAAGCCACCCTGCCTACCACTACGGGTTCACGGGAGCTGGATATATCCGGGCTGAACGACCGCATCATGGTGGTAGCGGTGGAGTACAAAACGGGCGTCACGCCCCCCGATTACCAGCAGTTTTCCATATGGGGTGAAACGCTGACGATATTGAGCGGGAGCCAGCCGGACGGGTCCAACTGCAACGTTTATTACGGCGCGCGGCATACGCTGGACGCCCAGGGGACGACACTGCCGGCAAAATACGAGGACCTGGTGGCGGGAGGAGCCTGCGGCTACGCCGCCATTGAGCTGGCAGTTTACTCCATCAACAGGGTGAACGTGGGGGGCTCCATAACGCCGGGAGAACTGCTGGAGTGGGGCAACCAGAAATTAAAGTATTTCCAGAGCGAACTCAAGCGGCTCGGACGCAGGAATCGCGTCAGCGTTAACGCGCTTTACGAGCCCTACTTCCCTAATATCGCCAAGACCACCGATTACGGACCTTAGCCCATCAGGGTAATAACCAAGAGATAAAGGGTAAAAAGATGCGTACACTAACATCGACATTACTGGCGGCACAACAGCAGGCAAACGCTGTCCCTTATATAAAAGTAGAAGTCGTTAATAAAACTGCGGGAGTGGATAGATACAACTGGACACGGCTGTACGAAGGCTCCGAGGTAGATTACCATCACGCAATGACCATGCCCGGCGACGGCTCGATGGTCAGGGCGAGGACTACTCCTCCCAACGATTCCAGGAAATTATACCGCCAGAGAGTGGTTGCTCCGGGACCGGGCAGCGATTTCAGCCAGTGGACATATGCCAACCAGTTCGACGTGGTGGTGACAGCGACAGCATCGCTGAACTCGGAGGTTGCGATATTCCTGATAAGGACTAACCGTGAAATCAAACGCATTATGAGTTACGATTACGGCGCCACCTGGAGCAACGCCGAGACAATCGAATATTCACAGACTACCGCGATCTATGGTATAGCCGCAGCTTACAAGCCTAATGGCGATATCGCGGTATTTATCGCCGACGCAGCTAAGCTATATGTTCTAAAATGCATCAACGGGCAGTGGCAGACAAAAGTCGCCTGGGACAAGACCACCGGTAACCTTTCCGGGGTAGCTTGTATGTATGACGGCGACTGGAACCTGCTGGTAACCGGCAAAGATACAGCGGGGAATTATAAATTGTGGAGTCTGGTCTACGGTGATGGAGGAAGTGTCGGTGCAGGAACCTGGGCAGACTTAAGAGAACTGGCCTCGGCGCCGGCCGGCGGCGATTATGAATACAAACAGCCGTTCTTGGACAAGACAGACGTGTATCGCTGTTTTTTCACTGAGAAGTACGGCGGCATCGAGGCCTACAACCGACCTTTCCAGTCGCACACCCTGCCTGGAGTCGCCTACAGCGAGGGTCTCTGGAGAGAACCAGTACCCTTTAATTGTTCCTGCGAATATGGACTGGCAATAGCCCATTACGGAGATTACGGCTGGCTGGCTAGTGCTGATGGCGTATGGAGGGCTGTATTTGACTCGCAGAGTCTAGACCTGACGTCGGATGTTATAAGCTTAAGACAGGAAATAGACGGGACGGCAGGTATGCTGGAGGTGGAGCTGGATAACAATGACGGTAAGTATGCCTCGCCGGGGGAGGACGAGATAGCGGTACTTGATATCGACTGCCAGCTGGAGTTCGGTCCCGGCTACCTTACCGCATCTGGCGCCGAATACAGTATGGGGCAGACCTATTGCGTGGAGTCGATAGAACACATCAGCAGCGGAGGCAGGGCCAGCGTAATACTGCGGGCATACGATGGGTGGGGGGCTTTGAACGAGTGGTCGGCGAGACAGCAGATGCGCTGGAACAAGTCAGCCAGCGAATACAGTGTTAAAGACCTCATTGCCATAATAATAGCAAGGGTGGGCGTAAAGCTGGAAGTAAAATCGCAGTCGGACACGATAACTAGCTTTTTCCCGGATTTTATAGTAAATCCAAATGATAGCGGTAAAAATACCGTGCAGAAGCTGCTTTCTTTCGTACCGGACGTGGTATTCATCGAGGGGAATAAAGCCTATCTGGTCAACCCGGAGTCGGATGACAGCGCGGAATACAGTTACGGAGTGGAACACGTAGTCCTGGGAGGCAGGTACCGGCAGAGTGCCATGAGGACCAACCGCGTGCAGATAGAGGGCTACGATACCGACCAGGGCAAAATGATAGTGGTTGACAGCTTCGACTGGGACGATATCGAGCGGCTTTACGACCGTATCAAGCATGTTGAAGACATGAACCTGAATACCGCGGCACAGGCATACCAGCGGGGTGAGGCGATATTGAGAAAGTCGGAGATAGATACAATTGACGGAAGAATTACCGTGCCGGTGAATTGCGGGCAGCAGCTTTATGACGTTATAGAGATAACCGATACCTATTGCGGTCTGACGAACGCGATAAGGCGGGTGTTGGGTATAACACTGGTCTATCAGCCGCAGCGCGGAGAGTATTTCCAGCGCTTGGTAACGGGCGGAGTCTAGCATGATTATAAAGAAAGCGGAACTAAAGAGTTTTAACTCCACTAATTACACGGCGACGGTACGCCTATCCGATGGCTATAAAGTGTATCTGGAAGATGTGGCGGTAGCTAGGAGCGTGGCATCAGGAGAAATGGTAGCCGGGCGTAAGGTCACTGTGGTGTTTTTTGATGAGAACAACCCTAAAGAAGCGGTCGTAACGGCCGTTTATACCTAGTGCGAACGGGCGGTGATTTCTTCAGGGGTGGGGGGATGCTTGCGCGCGCAACCGGGTACACCTTTAAGCAAGGCACCATGGAAGGGTTTTTCTAAAGTTTCTTTCTTCTGTTTGGCTGTAGTAGTAGTCGGTTTCGCTTCCTTGATAATGATTGGCTCCTGCTTATCACCGGACCCGGCGACGTTCTCCATAATGGCAGAAAGTACGCGGTTTTGCTCGGCGGCGCCTTTCTTGAGCTCTTGAGAAGCATCGGATAAGCCTTGTATAGCACTGGTATGGCTGGCCAGGTGCTTGGCATATTCCGCTACGGCAAGGGAGAATTTTTCCAGTGCCTGCTCGGTGGAGCCCATTTTCTTTTCTGTGTCTTCTATCTTACGGGAAAGCATACGGTTAGACCGTTTTTCCTCGTTGATAACAGGTGAGAACACACCATGATGCAGCCAGTTGCCGCCGCGGCGCAGCTCGACTCCAAAGAGGAAGATAGCCAGCATTATAAGAGCTATAATGGCAAATATCACGCCTTGGTCGCTCTGGAAGAAAAGCAG